GTCGGCAAGGCTGCAAATGGTTTAATCCGTTGTCCCATCTCAGTGGTGATGGCCTTGAACAACCCGGCAATCTTCGCCCCCGCCTTAACCTTCTGCCGTTCGCGGTTGCGCTCGTCAGTCAAGTGAACGATCTCGGCTTCCAATTCCATGACCTTGGCATCAGTTGGGTCAAAGTCAGGAATTGGTTTATGTTGCCCGCCTGCGGACTTCGGTGTCGGCTGCCCATCCGGCCATGCGATGTCTTTGTGAACACGCCCTGTCGCAATATCTGAAATGATGGACCGGCTGACACCAAATTGTTTGGCGATTTCCGGTTGGGGTATCTTGCCTATCTGCACCTTGATCTGTGTAACCTGCTCGTTGCTAAGTTTCTTCATCCGTTCATCTCCTAGTCTATGGCCCAGGGATCAAGGGGCTTATCCTTGGCATCCGGGTTTTGTTTGGCTTTCCGTCGATTCTGACGGCGCACCAATTTCTTGTACCAACGTTTCAGCGTTGGTGCATCGAGCATCTGCGCCGTTCGTTTCCAACTGTTGGACTTGCTGAGTCGCCCCATTGCACCGTCCCTCCGCAAGTATTGCAGTTGCCACTTCGATCTCACAACCCTGAAACCGTCGCCCCAGTCGCAAGGCAGCCACTCCCGTTGTCCCCATTCCTGCAAACGGGTCCACTACTAGGTCGCCCGGATTCGAGTGGGTCGCCACCAGCCGGGTCATAAGTGGGTCCGGCTTCTGACACGATCTCTCAGGCCGGAACAATTCAGTAATATCCGTCCAAACATTAGAGACTCGCTTGTACTCAGACTTGGCCGGGTACTTCGGATTGAAACCCGCATAGCCACGCTTCTCGGCTAGGTAGGGAATGTTGAAGGTCCATTGATCCGAGCAAGTGTACCACAGAATTTCCTCACGGCAAAAGAGGTAATCACGTTGTTTACCGTATGCCCGACGTTTGCCCCAAGTAATCCAGTTGCGATACGTGTAGAGACTTTCAAGCCGCTGCATCAGATTCAACAGCGGATGTGCGCCGTGTTTCCCGATGCCCCCAAAGAACACCAGGCTCCCCGTGTCTTTGAGACAAGAGTGAGCCGCTTGAAAGACGCCAAAGAGCCAGTCCACAAACTCGTCCGCCGTGCGCCATTGATTATCCCATTCATCTTTGACGATGCCAAAGAAGGGCGGGTCTGTCAAGAACAAGTCTACAGACTTCTCCGGCAGACCCCGTAAAAACGTCAAAGCATCAGTTGGGACAATGTGCATGACAATCTCCGCGTGCCGGGCGGGGAGTGGCGTAAACTCCCCGCCCGGCCCAACAGGGGTTTAGCGAATGAATTGCTTGACCCAGTTGATGGCATTGTCGAAGTTGAACGGCGGCTTGAAAGCCGGAGCACCCGGTTCCTCCCCGCCACCCGAGGCGCGTTGTGGATAGCCACCCGGCGATGAACCTTCATCCTCGACCGGAATCGCGTCAATCTCTTTCATCGTTGGCATCTCAACGGTCGGATTGATGGCCCACTCCATCTTCGCGTCCCTGGCAAACGTATGGATGCGCCGCACAGGGACGATGAAGTTGAAACCTTGCAACTGCATCACACCTTGCGTCAACATGCCGACATAGGCACCGTCTGCCTTCAAGAACATGCCGCCGCCAGACGACCCAGGGAAAGCAACCGCCGTCACTTGATCGAAAACCTTGACATTGGCACCCTTCATCGGGAGCATACGACCCGTCTGGCTCAAGACGCCGGTGGTATAGCTATTGGCCCCGAATTGACCGAGGAGACTACCGCAATGGCTCAACTCGATACCGATAGGCGGGATGTAGTTGATGTCTTGCTGGAACTTGGCACAGATGGAAAGGGGATAGGCGCTCTTGCAACGAACCATCAATACGGCCAAGTCTTCGCCGTAATCAGCACCGCTGACTTTAACCACCTTGCAAGCATACTTGACCTCGCCAACCGCGCGGCCGTTCTGTTGTCGCTCTTGAACGATTTCAGCGTCTTTGTATTCAATGAGAATCTTCGGAGTACCTGTAGACGAAATCACCGTCCGCGTAGTGCGGAGACCGTCAACGACGTGGCCCGCCGTCCAGACGAAGGTAATGGTTTCATCGCCAACCTTCCGAGTGACAAGTGTACCCGAACCTTGGGCACGATCAGCCTTAATCGTGACACTGACGGCTTGCAAGTCATCAGGGACACCAGCCAGCGCCGCCGTGGGAACGGCAAGAGCGATCAGAATAAGAACCAACAACACGTACTTCATTGTTTGGACTCCACATGAAAAGAGTAAGTTACCGAAGCAACAAATTAAGGGGTGAGGTACAATCCTCCTCCACCGACACGTCTACCATACTTTCATACTCAGGTTGAAAGCGACAAACCAAAGCCCAACACACGTCCCCAGCAGGATCATCGTTATCGTCTTCTTCTCGTAGATACGAGAGAATGAAATCGTATAACGTATCCGCATCGGGCGTTTGGACTTCCACGTCGGTCACTGTCCCATCATCCAAAAGCATCTTGAGGTAGGCACCTGTAAGGCGGCGTCCCCAGTGGCCTCTGGCTAGAACAATGTGTAACCGAATAACTCTCACGTTGCCTCCATGACTACTAATTCGCCATCTTCACTGGAATCCATCCAATTAACATCCGCCATGATTTCGCCCATCGTCATCAACTCCAACTTTCGATTCTCCCGGATCACCTGCAAGACGCGCTCATCGCTAGGCAAGTGAATCAAGTCAACGATGGTACAACCCTTGTTCAAGTCCATTCCGATTCGGTGAATCCGATCCTCAGATTGAACCCGGTATTCGGGTTTCCAACTATTGGACCAGTACACCGACATCCTAGCCTCGACCAACGTGAGACTCATGCCGCCGGATTCCGGGTTTGCTGCGAACACCACGCGAGGATGGTCCATATTCGCCCAATAATCCAATGGTTCCTCAACGGTATTCACACCTTCATCCGTGAGCACTTGGAAGTTGCCCTGGTCACACCGCACAACATTCCATTTATCCTTGAGGCAAAGTCGCACGATGCGGTCAACGGACCCTGTAAAGCCAGCAAAAACTACAAGCCGCCCAACTTCCTCATTCTCGTCAAGCAACATCCTGAGAGCGGCATCCTTCGGGCATGGAACTTCACGGGTGACCCGAATCATCTTCACTACTTCCTTCGTGCCACCACACGTCGGGCAAGTGATCGACTGCTTTTGCAGTCGAGCAATGGTATCCGGGTCAAGAAGGTCGATGGCCTGATAAGTACGTTCGGGTGAGTCAGGATCACTCCACTCCGCAATCGTGCCATCAGTACATTGCCGACACGCCACCATACCGTCTTGCTCTTCACGATATTGAAACCCATCGCTCAATTCTCGCAGAAGCGTCATGCCGGTGATAGCGTTCGGAGCCGATTGCACGATGGCTTCGGCAACACGCAATGCACTGGCAGTCGGTTTGCAAACAATCTTGCGGTAGCGCTTATCAGGCAAGCTGAGGCAATCTTTCTTATGTTTAACGATGACCAAGCCTTTGAGGCGGTCATTCAAGTACGCCACTTCGTTCTTGCTTGGCTTGTAGGCGTGGTAATCTTCGGGGTCTGCGCACTCGTCGAGTTGGTGTGGACCTTCGGCTTCCAATTCGCCGCACTCCGCGCACTTCTTTTCGTCATCCTTCCAGCCAGTACGTTTCTTGAAGGTGCCAGAATCATAGGATTGCTGGACCATGAAAGCCATGCGCTCTTCCATCGCCCGTTGGCTGCCTTCTCGAAGAAAACCAGGCCAGGCAATTTCACATTGGCTCCACCAGTCCACGGGTGTCTTCGGTGACGGCGTTCCCGACATCTCAATCACGTAACCCTTGAAGCCATGATGCTGCCGAATCAAGTCTGCAAGACGTTGGCACGCACGCGAACGTTGCGATGTGCTATTCTTGGTTCGGCTTGATTCATCCTCGATAAAACCCAATGGCGGAATGGCGTCGGGTGCCCACTCGTCCATAACGCGAACAAGACCTTCATAGGTGAAGAACTCCACCTGAATCCGGTCGAAGGGAAACTGCCATTTCTTCAATTCACGTTTGATATTCGGGATACTGGTCTTCGGCCCGGCCCACCACCACACTGGAATCCCCGACCGTTCCATGACCTCTTGGGCCGAAAGTGTCTTGCCGGTGCCCATCTCGGCCGCAAAGATTTGATAGTGATAGGTGAGACCGCTGTCCGACATATCGCACTGGTGCGGCATCAACGGACGTTCGTACTCATGCTGGATCAACGGCCGGTCGAACCAAGCATAGACATCCTCACCACATAGGAACGCGAGTTGGAAGTTGTTGCGCTGGCAGTCATCAACCGACCACATCTTGCGCGGGTCTTCCTCGTCATAGCCGTGCCATTTCGAGCCGCGCATGGCCTTGATCTCGTCCTTCAAGGCGAAAGGAGACTTGACGAAGAAAATACGACCGTCCTTTCGCTCAATCAAAGCAGGCACCCGAACTAGGGTGCCGCTCGACGTGCGGACGGTCATTTTGATATTCTCAATCATCCGGTATCTCCCACACACCTAAGCGATATTCAAGCACCTTTGGACCATGAATTTCCCTAAATCTCGTCCTTTTCGATCCAATCCGCCACCATCATCAAGACGTATGCCTCGGGCGGCGTTCGGGTCATCGCTCGTTGCCGCAGTGCCGTTGCAAGCCGGATACGTTCGTTTACACGCTCGCTCTCAATTACCACCAACGGGGGTTCAATCAACAATGACATCGGAAACTGCATGACTGTATTCCAATTATCTGTGTAGAGGCTCAGGTCGAGGTTCGGGCCGTGGCGACCGTGGCGGCCGTGGCGACCGTGGTTGCGGCTGCGGCTGCGGCTGCGGCTACGGCTGCGGCATGGACACGGGCGGTCGGCAACCAATAAGCAACAGTAAACTGGCGAGAATCAACTTTCGCATTGAATCCTTCGGGTGGCAATCTCGTAGTTATGGGGGTCCAGTTCAATCCCGATGCACCTGCGACCTAGTCGCCGGGCGGCCACGAGTGTCGAACCACTGCCAGCAAATGGGTCCAGGATAAGTCCCCCATCCGGGGTTGAAAGCAAACCCAACAAATACTCCATCAGAGTCAGGGGCTTAACAGTGCTGTGCGTGTTGCCGCGCCTTCCTTTTGCGCTTATCCGCGACAACACGCGCGATGCTGCACTGACGGCACTCAGCAGTGACGCCATCGTGCCGCTTGTAGAAGTCCGCAATCGGTCGATGTCGTCCGCAACGGCGACAAGGTTTAATCCAGCCGCCAGCAACATCTCTGTAGCACCCAGAATGGATGCGTTTGTGTTCGAGGAAGGTGAGAAGTTGCAGGTTCTCAATTCGATTGTCAATCTTATTAAAATTGACATGATGGATGCAATAGCCATCCGGGATTGGTCCGTAATGTTGCTCCCAGACAACATCGTGTTCCATGCGGCGTCGGCCAGACGGTGTGTGCCAATAACGGATATATCCCTGATCTGTTTCAGCAACTCGTCCGTCTCTTGGCTTAGGTCCACATCTTCCCATGTCACCACCTTTTCACAACCTTTATTTCGCTCGTTGGTTGTTGCTTTAGCACAATAAAAAAATCGACTTGCCCCGCCAGAATCATTGGGATATTCACGGCTGAGATGATTGTTGATACCCCAAGTCGTACCCTCCACGACTGCGTTCTTACTCCGCTCGGATCGTTTCCCAGTGACACTAAGCCGCCCAGTCTGCTCGTCCAACTGCGCGGCAGCCTCTTCATCCAACAACACGTTCGCAGGCCACCGGCCGCACTCGGACCCGCCTACGGGTGAGCGCTTCGTACTCGCCCAACCAGCCACGGTCAAACTGTCCCCGCGCGTGCGCACGGTACTCTCGGTGCCAACCCGACTGGCTTCAATGTTCATCCCCGCCACGTCCCAAGTCAAAGCATTGTGAGCAATCGTCCCGTCCATCGGTTTCATCGCCAGGACGATTGGTTCCCAAGCCGGTTTCAGGGCCATAGCCCAACCAGTCCACTTTGCTGCCTCGGGTGTGGCCGGGGCCGTGATAGCGCACTCAGCCTCGGGATTATGTAGGTCGCCATAGACTTCGTTCGTGCGGCCATTATTGGCGAGCGAATAACCAGGTTGACCTAACTTGGTGCCTATAATCTCGCGTTTGGCTCCCTTTGACTTGTCGATCATCTTTCCGATGTCACCACACTTTGGCATCCCCTGCCCATAAAGCCACATTAAGGTGTCTCGAATCTCCCACCCCGCATCTTCAATCGCACAAGTCAGCCGATGATAGGTTCGTGTGCCACCGAACGCCAAGAGTAACGCACCAGGTTTGCAGACACGCAAGATTGCCCGCCAATACTCCGGTCCTGGAACCACATGATCCCAACCTTCTCCCATGAAATTTATCCCGTAGGGCGGGTCCGTAACTACATAATCCACGCATGACTCAGGCAACGTAGCAAGAACATCCCGGCAATCACCTTGATACAACGTGATGTCTTTCATCTCTTATCTTCTAGGTAAAATGTTTGTTCCGGTCCAGGACGTTGCTTAAACTCGCTCCATACGTTCAATCCTTCGTTGTAAAACAGACCGTAAATCTGATTGAAGCAATGGCGAATCGTATGTTCAGCATCGGGATTTGATCCTGCCTTGACGGCATCCCGCCACTGATTCAATGTCCCCGTGAATACGGCGGCCATGACGCCTCGCCCCAGTGTCTCTGTGAAAACGACTGGCATCCCGGCGGCGCACTCAATGATGTCGAGTAGGTCGCGCTCATCCGCAACCATAAACAAACTGAATGTTGTATGCGCTAACAAGTTCGGTTGCAACCCCGCCCGAGCCTCGGGATCGCGCAAAGCCGCAAGGCAGCTTAGGAAACGTTCCGCTTCCGACATCTTGCGCGGGCACGCATCAATGGCGGCAGCCGGACTGCGACCAAGAACCTTGTGGCTGATGCCGATGAAGGCTGCCATATCCACGGTCGGACGTTGAATAATGATGACGGCTGGAAGCATGTTATACTTGAATGAACCAAGTCCAATCTGCGCCTCGTTGTACAGTCTGACCAATCTTGGCGGCATATTCGTCCACAGCCCGTGTCACACCCCACTGCGGATAAAACACTTCCATGCCGTAGTCGTGGCCGCACAACAGACCGCCGCTTCGCACTTTTGGTGCCCACAATTGTATGTCGGCAGCAATGCCTGCGTATGAATGGTCTGCATCGAGAAAAACGAAATCAAGTGAACCTTCTTCAACGGCAGATTCCCAAGGTGCGAACATCCGTGTTGCTTCTTCCGAAGTCATTCGCAGAATTTGGCGACGATCCCGTGCGTGGTCTGTCACGCGCAACGCTTCCGCCAAGTCTTCTTCACGTTGTTCCTGTGTACGGGCAACGATGCCGTCCCCTGATTTAGCATACGAGGAATCTTCCGCAAAGACACCCCAGGTATCAACCATGCCAAGTTGTAAGGTCGGCAATTCAGTCAGTAAGTAACCTGAAAGTGCCCCACGGTCAACACCGATTTCTACACCCTTCAACATGCCGTCATGTTGTAAGGACTTCACACGCTCAACGACATCCGGCCCACGCCACAACCCGCGAGTTTCATACCATCCGCCACCAAGCAACTTTTCGAGTCGCCTAAAGTAACGCATGTATTGCTGATATGCGACAGGTAGACTGTGACGTTCTTCCACAGCACGGCGACAGTCAAGAGGGTCAATCCATTTTATACTATTCACAGCACTCACGAACTCTTCCATGTCACGACAACAAAATCCTGTCACTCCCTGTTGAATGATCTCAGGTAACGCACCCCAGTCGCTTGCAATGATCGGCGTCCCACACGCCAAGGCTTCAATGAGAACCATGCCAAAGGGTTCCAACCAACGGCATGGATGCAAAAGTGCTTTCGCCCCCCGCAACAATTCGAGACGCTGTTCCAAGTTCACGTACCCTGTAAACTCAACGTTACCGGGCAGTTGTTTGAGCCAATCAGGAACGTCGTGAGTTACCATATCAACGCCTGCCACGATGATTTTTGATCCACTCCGATTGGCAATGTCAATCGCAATATCGGTGCCCTTGTCTCGATCCAACCTCCCGAGACAAAGTAGATAGTCACCCTTCTTTTCCTGCACTTGGAAGTCATCCAAATCCAGGTAGTGTGGAATGACAGCATCAATCCAATTCGGGTTTCGCTCCATTTTCAACTCACCATAAAGGTAGTGCATCCACGCATAGGATGGGAACACCTTATGATAACTGAAAATGCCGGAATATCCGACGATAAACTCACAAGCCAGCGTTGACACGTCAGCGACGAACTTTTGATACCGTCCGAAACTGATAAGCGAGATGTCGCCCGTCCGATAACGTCGGCGCAGTGCCATGCGTCCTAACGCTATAAACGTTTGCCAAGTGGCACTTGCCCCATCGTTCTTCCATGCTGCCGCCGGAACTCCATGACTTCCCATCACCAAACCATCAGGCAAAAGATGTTTAGGAACAATGACGACCATCTCGTCGCACGGAGCATCGCTTCCTTCGGCTCCGTAAAACGTCACATGATGCCCATTATCCTTGAGCATCTTCGCCATGTTCCAAATCAATGGTGTCATTGGTTCATACGTATTCGCCTTGCATGTCGGGATATTCGCCAATCCGAAGAGATGAAAACGCATGGTAGTTTCCTTTTGGTTTCCTTGTGATTAGTGGAGACGGAGGGAATCGAACCCTCGTGTCAGGACGTTTCTATGCCGGTGTCTACGTGTGTAATCGAAACTCGAACTCAACACAAACTCGAAACAAACAAGCAGTCAGTCGCTAGGCTGCCATAGCAAATTGCGGTTTGGCAATTAAGGTTTTAATCGGCTTTTAACGTGGCCCACCGATCAACCACGACACGCAACCAAACACATCATCCGTCTGATCGAATCCAATTCGTCCCCAAAGTCCGCTCACTGAACTCCCCTTCACCAACAGTCTGGTTGAGGCCGTGGCACACCTAGTTCAGTTCCCCACGGTCAGGCCGATAGCCGAGCGGCAAGATCGTTTCTACTGCTGAATCCCGATGCCGGGATTGAGCACTTCAACCGTGACCCGAAGCCGGACACCTTCGCGTGTGGCGTCCCGTTCCTCACAGTTATATGTACCCGACGCCTGTTGCGCTCGTATCTTTTGCAACATCTCGTCGAACTCAGCATTGCTTGGAAAACCCAATTGCCGCGCAATGTAGTTAGCCAAGGCTTCCGGTTGGTAGCCGCCTGTCACCACATCCGCAGTCATGGTTTCAGGAGTGGGTGGTTCCGTGATGATGATTTCCCGGTCGGTATCACCCGCCGAGTATTCCAACTTCACGTCGCCCTCGAACACGATTTGTTGAGTCATAGTCAATACCTTTCTGAAAGATAGCCGAGGGCGGTCGCCGTCGCCGCCCTCGGCTAATTGATGTTTACCGGGCGCGAGTGGTCTTCTCTTCGACCTTCTCGACACCGTTATCACGAATCGTCAAGAACCGCATGATTTCCTTGACGAAGACTTCCTCAGACGGCAGTGCCACAAAGGGCGTGCTGCACATCACGACAACCGGAGCGTGCCACGAACCTTTGCGGTTCTCAGCCAACTTCACCTTGAGCGTCAAGGGAATCGGGCCGTGCGGTTCCAGGCCAGTCACATCCGTCCCGGCTTCGGCCAGACGCCGAATGTCGCCTTCGGATAGCGGAAGGAAGGGGTAAATCTTCTTGGCTTCAATGCGGTTGGTCTTCGTGCCGCAGAAGAACTCCAAGAAGCGACGAGTGGATTGCTCGTAGACCAAGAAGGACGGACCAAACTGGCAGTGTGATTCCGCCTCAACCGATTTGGCCGCAATCCGCTTGAACTCCGGCGTCTCCATGTCGTACACGATGACGAGTGCTTCCAGGTCCGTCATGTCGATGGCCTTGGGTCGGCGGGCCAATGGAAGAATGTTCACCGTCACTCCCAGGTCGTAGACTTCCTCGTCGGATTCCGGGATGCCATAGTGGCCGGGCCGGATCAATTCCTTGTTGATGGCCTTACCCTTGGTGAACAGTTGCATCCGGCCAATATAGTCGCCACCCTTCGCCAGTTCCGCGAACTGGTCGTCGGTGCCGATCTGGGTGGACGGAAGTTGATTCAGGTTGACAGGAACCAAAGCGTTGTCGGACATTGTTGTACCTCGTTGTTGTTGTTGTTGGGATCAGGAAAGTGGATTCTGGATGGTGGATTCAGGAGTTAGGGGATCGAGATGTGGAGGTAGGAATGGGCAGTCTAGGGCATCATCAGGTTCCTTTCGTGTTATTAAAGCCGTGTACGCACGTTCGCGGAATTTCTCTTTCTGAACGGCAATACTTTCTGAATCAAGATGTAGCATCCATTGCAGACAACGTTTCCAAGCATCAAGTGGCGTGCAATCCATTGTAACCACGGCTCCGGCATCGCACATCGTTGCTTCCCGTTGCAACTCTTTCACGGATCGGCAATGTGGGACTGGCTCAAATTCATTCAATTCAGCAACATCAAGTGTACCTTGAATTGCTGCTTCACGGTAACGTTTCAAGTACGCCGAAACAAGAACTCGAAACTCATTGCGCGGCATTGTCATCGCCAGCGGTGCAAATCGAGGTTGGTGTCGAAATGGAATCAATGCCAACTTGATAGCATTATCTACCGGCATTTCGCCCCGTTCCAACCGTTTCTGATTCCGTGGCGACAAATCAAGCAGACCAAGAATCTGATTGATCCAAGCGGGGCTTTTGTGGACAATCGCTTGCAACTGTGCCAATGTAATTTGTGGCCGGGCGTCAATTATCTTTTTGATTTGTCGCGCAAACTCCACCGGCGTCGTCTCAGGTCGAATCGCATTGGCTTGAATCTGAAGCGCGATTACGTCATCCTCAGTCAAGTTGTATTTGACGATGCACGGCACAACTCGCAATTCAAGTTCCTTCGCGGCTGACCAACGATAAAGTCCATCTACTACTTCATAGAAGCCAGACTTCTGCGCTGGGCGCACACAGATAGAATTGAGGAAACCCTTGTCAGCAATCGAGTCCCGCAGTTCCAAGTACGCAACCGATTCTCGGTTGACCAACCGCAGAATGACCCACGGTTCGATCAATTGGCGTAATGGGATTGGGCGAGTTTCATCTTGCACAACAACGTCTCCGCGTCTAACTACAATATCGGCCAAAACAGCAAAATCCTGCATCAAAAGTAAGAATCCATGCAGGTTTTTGTTCGATTGGCCGATATTGTATTGTAGAGGGAAAATCTATGCAGTTGACCCGATGCCAACGCCGCCGGTTCTATCCGGTTCTCACTGCCGCACAAGAAAACGACTTCTGGCGACACGTCACCCGTGGCGACGACGACGCTTGCTGGCCGTGGCCGACATGGCAACCGATTATTGAACCATTGCCTACATTCTATCTATGCCATCATGGTGATGTAAACGCCGCTCGAATTGCATACTGGCTCTGGTACGGCGTTCAACCGGGACTCTCGAACGTCTTGCACTCTTGCAAGAATCCCTGTTGTTGCAATCCACTTCACCTGTATCTGAGGATGACCCATGATAAAGGTCAGTGAAGCTCTTCGCAGCTTCCTACAAGCCCGAAAGACGCCTCAGAACACTGATCTAGTGGACCGTTGGGGAACCCACCTGGAAACACAGGTGAACGTTGCCGCCGGGAATGGAGAGCCGGTCGCTGGTAAACGGACAACCTGGTCGGACGGTGTAAACGAGTGGTTCAATATCCGCATCCCCAAAAACGCGGCAACCGATCCCACCTGGAATGACTACACCCTTCCTTTCCCCTTGGACCTCCATGCGGAGGGGATTGGTTGCACCGGTTGGGACTGGGGAGAACTCTGTTCCCGTTGGGTGGGGTACGACTTTGACGCCCTCACCAGTCACGCCAAGGGCGTCGGCATTGCTGACGCTGAATTGGCGCGTGTCAAGACAGCCGCCGAAGCCCTACCCTACGTCGAAGTCCGCAAGAGCACTGGCGGCGGCGGCATCCATCTCTACGTCTATCTTGACCGAATCCCCACTGCCAACCACACCGAGCACGCCGCTCTGGCCCGTTGTATCCTGGGAATGATGTCGAACGATACGGGATTCGACTTCGCCAACCAAATCGACTGTTGCGGTGGCATCATGTGGATTTGGCACCGGAAAATGAACCTGGGCAACCTGGGACTTCAAGTAACCAAACCGGCCACCAAGATTCTTGGCGTCACTGATCTTCCGGCCAACTGGCGTGACCATATCGAAGTTGTCACACGTCGCCGAACCAAAGTTCGCATCAATGAAGTCGCCGAAGACGACCTGGACCCCTTCGAGGCGTTGGCATCCAGTCGAAAGATGATTCCTCTGGATGACAGTCACAAAGCACAGATTGAAGCCCTCATGCGGTCAGGTTACACGTCATTGTGGATCACGGACCACCACCTGCTACAGACACATACCTGCGCGCTGCAAGGTCTCATGGAGCCAGCATCAAAGAAGGAACTGGGACTGACTGGTCTCTTCAAGACAAACTCTGAGGGACGCGATCCCGGCTCACCAAATTGCTTCTTGTTTCCCTTGCCGAAAGGCGGCTGGCGAGTCTATCGCTTTTCGCCAGGTGTAGCCGAAGCCGAGAGTTGGACACAAGATGGTGAAGGTTGGACCACCTGCCTCTTCAACAAGGCACCCGATCTTCCATCGTTGTGCAAAGCCCTGGGCGGTATCGAAGACCCGGATCAGAATGGTTACGTGTTTAAGAGCGTCTTGCAGGTTCGGGAAGTTGCCAAGATTCTCGGTCAAGAAATCAAATTGGACGAACAGTTTGATGGACGTGAAATCCTACTCAAAGCACACAAAGATGGCCGGTTGATCGTTCAAATCAAACGCGAGAAGGGCGACGTTCCACTTGACGACTGGCTTGAGAAGAAGAACAAATGGGTTCGCATCTTCGATGTCAAGACGGCACCCGAAGAGGAACTTGACCAATCTGTCTATGACAACTTGATCCGTGCGCTCAAGACACCCGCCAAAGAAGGTGCCGGATTTGTTCTGCATGAAGGCGGCGAATGGGTCCGGCAAACCGACAGCCGCATTAAACTAACCCTCCAAGGCATGGGCAACGACAAGACAGCGTGCGAAGAGACGATGGGCGTTGCCATCGCCAAGACGTGGAAACTGGTCAACCTTCCCTTCCAACCGGAGTATCCAGGCGGGCGACAATGGAACCTAGACGCCCCGCAGTTTCGTTTCAAGCCTGCCGAGTTGGGGGACGAAGTGCCAATTCATCCGCATTGGGATATGATCTTCGAGCATGTCGGCGCTGACTTGACACCCGCCATCCGTGAATCAACAATCGCTGCTATGTGCAACATCAAGACAGGTGCCGATTACTTGCGCGCCTGGGTTGCCTGTGCGTTCCGTGACCCCTTCGAGCCATTGCCCTACCTGTTTCTCTTTGGCCCCGAGAATAGTGGTAAGAGCATCTTCCACGAATCCCTGGCGGCCCTGGTCACAAAGGGCGTCGTATCAGCCGACCGGGCACTCTCCAACAACAGTGACTTCAATGGTGAGTTGGCGGGAGCCGTTGTCTGTTACGTTGAAGAGAAAGATTTGTCGCAATCGAAACACGCCAACGCTCGAATGAAAGAGTGGGTGACGGCCCGCATGTTGTCGATCCGCAAAATGCGGACGGATGCCTACTCGCAACCGAATACGACGCATTGGGTTCAGTGCGCCAACAAACAACACAACTGTCCTGTGTTCCCCGGTGACACTCGTATCACCGTCATCTACGTTGATGACCTGTTGCCGGACCAGGAAATCCCGAAGAAAGAAATGATGGTGCATCTGGAAAACGAAGCACCGCATTTCATGCACACGTTATTGACGATGCAAATGCCACCAGTAAAAGGACGTTTGCGGCTACCTGTGATTACCACAGCCAACAAGATTCATTCGGAAGAAATATCCAAAGATGATCTTGAACGGTTCATCGACGAGTTTTGTATCCGAGAGATTGGAGCCAAGTTGCCATTCAAGGATTTCTACGAGCGGTTCTTTGCCTGGGTGCCTGCCGAAGAGAAACACCAATGGCCCCGCAGTATGATCCAACGGCGTCTTCCAATGGGACATCTTCTCGTCACCGGTCACGCCGGATTACGGTACGTATCAAATCTCGTATTCAAGGACAAAGCATGAAGATCAAAGATTCCGGGAAGCGAACCAACTTCAAGACAGGTGCAGTCCGCGATGGGCAAGAAGGCAAAGGACGTATGGACCTGTTGCCGGTTTCGGCCCTAATCGAAGTCGCCAAAATCTTCGAGGCGGGAGCCATCAAGTATGCGGCGCGTAATTGGGAAAAGGGCATCCCCCTCAGCCGTTTCATGGATAGCGGCCTACGCCACGCCATGAAACATCTGCGTGGCGACCGAGATGAACCGCACCTGGCAATGGCCGCTTGGAACTTCCTTTGCCTCCTGGACACCCAGGAACGCATCGCAAACGGTTTGTTGCCAACAGGATTGAATGATCTGCCCCGCAATCCAATCAAGCTGACCGCCGAGGGCGAAGCCGCCCTTGCAGCCATGAAGAAAGAGGCGCGCCGCCTTCGGCGTGCAAAGACGATCACGAGTCGAAAGACACGAGAACGTAAGTGAAAGAAATCCCCTTGACTCAAGGCAAGGTCGCCTACGTAGACGATAAATTCTATGTAGCATTGCAGCGTCGTGGCGCGTGGCACGCTGAACGACAACATCAAATTTGGTACGCATCCCGAACAGAAGTTGATTCAACAAACAAGAAACACACTATCTACATGCACAGTCTTGTATGGAAACTTGCTAATCGTAAACCCACGCGGGAACTTGACCATCAAAATCACAATGGTTGTGACAATCAACTAAGTAATCTACGTTCAGCCACCCGTTCGCAACAACTCCAAAATTGTCGTAAACGACAACACACTACAAGTCGTTTTAAGGGAGTAAGTTGGTCACAAAAGACAGAAAAGTGGCAAGTATTTATCAGAAGGCGTTATCTTGGTTTGCGAATTGATGAAAAAGTCGCTGCGCAACTTTACGACGACGCAGCAAAGAAACTCTACGGCGCATTTGCTTGCCTCAACTTCCCGGAGTCCACCGAATGACCACAATTCCCTTACCACCCTACTTGGATGGAAATCTCATGGCTGCCGTAGACCTGGAAACTACCGGTACACAACCAGGATTTCACGAAATTGTGCAAATCGCCGTCCTGCCGTTGGATTCCAACCTCCGGCCGCTGGATGGCGTGTTACCATTCTATACCCACATCCGGCCGCTTCATCCTGAACGAGAGACACCAGCCGCCACCGCCAAGCACAAGATTCCAATGGTAGAACTGATGCTTCACGCCCCGGAACAAGATCGGGTGGCCGACTGGCTCGTGGAATGGTTTGAGAACCTAAAATTGCCTTTCAAGCGTTGTCTGATTCCTTTGGCCCACAACTGGGCCTTTGAGTCGTCATTCCTCAAGGCGTGGCTCGGTGTTCCAATGGTCGATCAAATGTTCCATTCGCACGCCCGCGACTCCATGTTGTATGCAGTCTCACTCAATGATCGCGCAGTTTTCAGCGGACTCAAGAAGCCCTTTGCATACATGAATCTTGGCGCACTCTGCAACAAACTAGGCATTGTCAACACGAATCCTCACGATGCCCTGTCAGATTGCATCGCGGAAGCTGAGGTTTACCGCGCACTCCTTACTCTGAATCTGGTATAGTCATGGGTGATGTCTACAAACGCACAGATTGGAATAGTCTCATTGGAGACGTGAACGATGTATTACAGAATCCTCCCGAGGATACTGACTGCAATCCTATTGATTCAATCGACGAAGTTGATCCAGACCACATCTGGACCAAGAGTGACGTGCAATCAATCCAAGACGCCCTCCAACAAACTTGCGACGGCATTACCTTCGACAACATCCCAGACCTATGGAAACAATCCATCATTGATGAAATCAATGCCGCAATAGTGCAAGCCTGGTGTGACTGTGAACCCACAGAAGAATGTCTGGAAGAGTGCTCAAATTGTGGCGATATGGATATACTTGAGTGGAATTTTACTACACACGGTTGTACAGAAGCAGCCACTCCTTGCACCGCACAAAATGATGCTGCTAATCTTGGCGACCAAGCCGATGCAGCCGCGTATACGTATAGTGTGAAGTGGGAACTCTACTGTACTGATCTGTGGCATATTGACTGTCTCAATAAAAAAATTGAGCACCTGACGCAACAATTAACTGTGTTGGAAACCCATCGAGACCAGGCGTGTGCTGACGGTCCTCCGAGTGCTTGTGAGGCAGCGCAAGATGCTGTAGATGCGAAACAGAGTGAACTTGATGCCGCCAATGAAGCACTAGATCAAGCAGAAGAAGACCGTGACCAACACGAAGAAGAAGCTACGGAACAACGAGACATCTGTAACGCAAAGGCCGCAGCTTGTTGGGCGATCATTCACAATCTGCCGGGCATCTCTCTGGTAAATAACATCGGTGCCCACCCTTGGGTTGATTTTGAGTGTGAACATTTCCCTTCATGGGCTATTGCCGATCCGCGTGAATGTCGTGACGGGTGGCTCGTGGCACAAATACGCCAAGTCACCCACTATCCCTGGGGTGACGTACAAGTATTAAACTACACCACAGTTGGCGGCGGTGCATATAGTCCTGATGGAACACCGTATACACGCACGCGCCTTTATCATGGATACGAATGTTTAAGTCGCAGTCCGTATTCTTGCTTTGGCGGTTGCGAATGGGCCGACAGATGTGACACAGATCATCCCTATTGCTGTGATACAACCTACTACATGCGAACCTATCTCACCAAACCTGCCTGTGACCGAGAGTGCAAAGATGCCGTACCGTGTCCGCCATAGGAGATGTCATGTCGGTCAAATTTGAACCAGATGGAGCCTTTACAATCACACGAGGATCACCCACGATTCCCGTGGGTTGGATACCCGACCCTAACACACCAGGACGGTACGTGCCGCCTTGGAAACCTTGTCGTTTTCGGATGGTGTCCAAACACACAAACCACGTCGAAATCATAATCACACCCCATTGTGACCGCACACGCCAGAATACAACCGCTGATTGTTGCACATCTTGCCCGCACGCACAGAGTAGTGGAACAACACAAACTCTACCCCTCGAAGATGAACACGGTAATTCACAGGGGACTCAAACTGTCACTGTATATCCAGTTAGCGACACACAAGTTGCAAGACATGGAGTATGGCAACCGGAATCAATTAAACGGTCGCCGTTAGCCGACATCGAACACACGTTGCCAGTTTACGTTGAAAAACGTGACCGAAAAGTTCGCTTCGAGACAGACGGTAGTATCACCTATGAACAAGAAGAAGGTTGGGAATCACCGCGCGACATCAACGGTTATGAACGCGACCCCAACAATCCGTGGCACTTTATTCCACTGTGGCCTGAGTGCAGTTTACGGCATGGTGTTGGCGTGCGGTATGCAAACTGTGGGTGCATCGGCATCATCATGCGTTGCAACAACCCTGATGCCATCCAATTCGGAGACCGCATCGGCCACGAGCAATGTCGTGCTTGTCAACGGAGAAAAATATGAGTTGCGAAGGTTGCCCTGAATTACACAGTGACGGTATACATTACATCGTCTATACTGGCGGCCCAGCACATGCACCCTTTGCCGCAATGCGAGCACTTCCGAAGCCAGACAAAGATGTCATCCGCCGCTTTACCTACCCGACGATTCATGCAGATGGTCGCATTGAATACCCCGAGGGGCCAGTTCCCCCAGTTCCCGAAGGCTACCAAGCCTTGACTCAATGGGTCTTAAAACCTACTTGGGTCTTTTGTTCCTTCCGCCTCTACTGTGTTCGACTCCATGAGGAAGGCTACCTCGAAATCACGGGTAAGTGTGCCAATTCCGCCTCGGGCGTGCGTAGCGATATATGTGTGACTAACACTTTCTGCCAAACCTGCTCCAAACGCACTGATTAGCACACTGCGCATGAAAGCGGGCACCCAGATCGGGTGCCCGCCGCAGCATCGCCGCCGCCAATTTCTACTTGCTACGTCCCTTGTGGAAGGAAGCAAGTGTCTTTGCCAGATTGATCTGGCGTGTCGTCTGCGTTGTAACGTTCTTTGGCGGATGGGCCATGAAGGAACTCACCGACATGCCCGCTGCCTTTGCTTTTCGCGTCAACGCGCCGGGGTGTTTAATCGCCCCGGCAATCCACTTCTTTGCCATTGGAACACTCCTCTCAAAAGTTAGTCTTGCAAGAAAGCCGTCCCTGCACCATAAACTTCGCCGTCAGAATCATACTTGAAGTCGAAGTTAGTTTCCTCCCCGTCACCTTCTGTGATCCACACGTCAGCCATTAAACAAAGATACCCGCTCTCACCGATCTTCAACGCATCCGTCAGTGGCGTGCCATCCGGGTTATCGTCGTTGCCAATTAACATGCCTTCTTTCACGACAAGATCACCGTCTTCACTGATGCCATGAAGCAGTGTCGATAGATGTGAGTGTTTCGATGGATCATCCCCCTTGGAATCAAATACCTTCGTCTCACTAATGTCAATGCTGATCGCACCTTTGAGTTGTTTAAGTGGATCAAGTTGCAATAAGCGTCCCACGTACATCCGTAGATTCAAGTGTGGTCGGGGTGTCGTGTCCAACTCACCATAGACGCTCAAATTGATAATAGTCTGGGCTGTAAAACCAACATCCGTTGGATGCCGGTCTCCTCGGTCACTTTGTCCCCGGAAGACCACATTTGGCCCACCCACAAATACAGTATCCCCAGTTTCAATGCCGGTCGTGTCCCCAATTGGCAAATTTCCAGTCGCACCCGCGCCAAGTCCACCGCCTCCGGCATCACCACTGACAATATCCTCGGAAGGCGGCCATGTCCGCGATACAGGCAGGGCAGCAGGCCAGTAAAAGTCAAACGTTGTCATGGTCCCCGCTCGCACTGGCACTGTACACTCAAAGTCTACTGTGTTGTCAGTTGAATTGTATGATGCCTTATTTACAACCGCCTTAACCGCCCCAGTTGCCACATAACCACCGGCAAAATCAAGGTTCACACAATCAAATGTCTCCAAGTTCAATTTGTTCAAGAACGTCTTGAACTTGAGTCGCTTCCAAGTGTGTGACTTACGAATCAACCAAAACGTCGCACACTTGAGCACGATGTCAGGTTGATTGTAGATGTAGAAGTCATACTCTTCTTCCTGTGTCCCGTACCGTTTGATATTGTGCCGAAGGATAATGGTCTTCTCAGACTTGTCCTTCTCACGGTCAGTCTGCCCAGGTGCCCAACTTACCCGCCACTTGACAATCATTTTCGTCACAAGGTCTTCGGTCGGCGTTAAGTCTACTTCGACACCTTTCTCTGCGTCCACGTCACTCACACTGACGGTATCATTGATCGTTGGAACTTCCGGCAGATACTTGATGTAAAACTTACCGTTGCTGATCCACAAGGCGCACCGCGCTTGGAAGGCGATCTCTTGTAACACAGTGAGTGTATTCTTGCGATCCAAAATCGGAAAGTTAGCCGGGAACTTAACCAACTTCGTCCGTGTAGCATTAAACGTTGTTGCATCCCAATCCAAATCCGTGTACGTGTCAACCAAATGCTTGAGGATGTCCACAATGTTTGGACCAATCGTAGAATGAAATGTGACATAGATGTCATCACTCCATCCTTGGTCAGCGATTGTACTCAATGGTTTATTGAATACAATTTGCACTGCCGTCACTGTACCATACACCACTGATCTCACCGTGTAAAGACTCGTTGGCACATCAACCAGACGCCGCTCGCCCGTAAACTGCTTGTACGCCTTCACAGCCAAGACCGTGCCAGGAATAATCGACACAATGTATGTCACAGGTTCGGCACTATTCAATTTGACAGTCGCCCCAGCTTCGGCCCAAAACTGCTGTAGGATAGGGTCGGTTGTTTGTTGATTATGCTTATTGCTGGCCGTTGTTATGATGAATCCATACCGACGACACTCACACGTTCCAAAATTGGCCCATATACAACTGCACGGAACTTCAACTCGATAGTCGTATTCTGTTGCTTCCGCAGACGACGGTTCCTCATACGGACACGCATCATTCCGGTCGGCTGCCTCATTCGCAGCCGTCTGTTCAAGATCAGGATTGGTGCGGGATTCAATGTAGAAATACGCCCCCATAAAATGTCCAGTAAACAAACCACCATTGATGTCAAGAACAACAGTTTGATTCTGAGGGAAGTCTTCACCCCCTAAGATGTTAATTGGATTTGTACCGAGACCATGCGCACTCGCAGTTGCCAGTTGTTGACCACGACTCCACTGCGCACAAGCAGCTTGTCTTGCCATTTGCTCGCTTGTCTTGAAACGTTGTTCTTCCAACTTATTGATCTGGTCAAGATAGTCCGCAGCCTTAACACCATCTCCCGCTGCATCCCAGCAAGCCTTAGCACACCAAAGAACGTTAGACTGGGCCGCAATCTGCGCCAATTGCTTATAGGCACCCGAATCGGAATTGCCACCGTTCCCCAATAACGGTTGTGAATTGTAGTGAGACTGTCCTGCAACGATCCCTACGGGCGTCAAAGTAGTTCCTGTTACCGCGTGGTTCACTTGCAAAGCTGGACTATCTTGCACGGTCCCAAAGATCATCGGCCACGCCTTGCCAACCATCTCAGCAGGCAAATACGGAAACTGACCTTCCTCAGCCGAGAAACCAATCTCCTTATCCTCAAGTTGCGAGATGATCGTGAACTTCACTGTACGGTCGCGTTCATTCCAAGTAATTGGAGAACTAACCTTACCCGAGAAAAGCAGAAACTTATCCGTGAGGGCAAGACCCTCGAACCATTGGTAAACACGAACATCGCGCTTATGTACGTCGTGTCCATCAAAGATGGTTTTAATGGTGCCATCCGTATCGTCTAGGGTTACGTCAAGGGACTGGGAAGAACTGTTGTTGGACACTCCAACAACATTGTCAAGGTCGCCAAGATCAACGATCCTCCCAGGGATTCCGCTCACATCGCGGTCAGCATACGAACGCGCACGCCCCGTCACCCAATCGACTTCGATGATGGTAATGGGTTCATTGCCGTACCGAGTCGCCAATTTTGCCAGCCCGGCTACTGATATGCTACGCATTTTCAACTCCCTCAAATTCCAGTTCAATCATCTGCGTTTCACCACGAGGCATCGGAGAAATTGCCGGTCCCGCCCGAGTCGTGGTATCAAACTCGAATGGATTGTTGACAAGGTTGCCAATCCAGACCCGATCAAGATGATCGGTAATCACAATCTTGGACGCAAAGTAAGCGTAGACAAATGCCCGCAACTCCAACCCCTTGTTGCGTGAGAGGCGAAAGGACCACTTCAATTTACGCCGTTCCTTACGTTTGACATAAGTATAGCGTGTCCCATCCATCGCCGTCTTGCGCATCACCGCCACTTGCAAATTCTCACCGTCACTAAACTGCGGATTAGGCAGTAGTGTTGTCGTTTGCAGTCGAGGGTATGGTGCTTGGAGTGTGAACACATTACACCTTCGGATACTGTGCCTTGATTGCAGCAACGGCATCACGCCAAGTGGTAGTACCGTTGACCTGATCCCAGTAGATCATGTCGAGTTGATCGGTCAAAGACGGATACGTGACTTGCCTTTGGTCCCGATACTCGCTATTCTTTTCGGCATCCGTGCGTGGGTCTGGGTCGCCTGGCTGACAACGTATTGCTGTAAACCGAATCTCGCAACCAGAATACAAGTTGGCAACATTCTGATGATCTTCATGTGTCGCCAGTACGGTGCCATTTTTCAGTACAATTTGCATGTTAGACTCCCTATACCGACGTGTTCACAGCAAAACCATTCCCCTGAGTATCCAGCGCCGGGGTACAATTCGTTCCGTTGCTTTGGAAAGAAGCACCTATGAAACAATTGATACCTTTCTGGGCTGCCCAAGCACCTATATTGTTGCCGGTAATTACACCACCGTCAAGGTACACCGCGCCAAAGTAACAATTGGTCCCAGATGAACTGCAACCACTTAATACTTGATAGCGCAGGTATAAGTTGGCACCACTGCCAAAACAATAGATGCCCGTTACCGAACCACTTATACATACGATGTCATTAGCAGCGTCCACAACAGAAAAACTTCCACGTCCCCAATAAAGACCGATGCTGCCACCTGAAATCCCCAAATTACGGCACCGACAATATGGAATGTTGCCACCAACTTGGTCATTACCCACACTCGAATAGAAGGCAGGATTGGCAGTTGGGACAACGGCAACAAAATCTCCAATTGCAATTGAAGACAAAATTGTAAAAGCCGCCCCCGTAAAACTCAGTATGCTCTTGATAACCCGAACTGTGCAAGTTACAGCGCCACTGGGAGCCGCCGTATGCCGATTCAGACTGGTTATAGTGATGCGGTTGTTACCTGTATCAACATTCGTCACTTGATGACACCCCGCCATCAACAATGGCAATGTTCCACCCGAGGCTGTCTTAATCAGCACATAATCACCAACCGCAATGTTGGTAACTGTATTAAGATTGATAATGATGGCCCATGCAGCACTACCCCCACTTGAACTTTGCACCGACGACATTGTTTTGTCATACGTATGAACACCCGTAATCTTGACCTGTGTACTACACGCATGGTTAATAGTAATCGCAGCCAAGTTGGTGTAGTGACCATCGTTGACGTAAAGTGTAACAGTGATACCACGAGGAATGTAAAAGCCGTCAAGGTACGTCAGAAATTTACCAATCGTCGCCCACGGAGTACCGCTACTACCATTCCCCGTCACATCACTTCCCGCAGGATCAATGTAGAAATTGGTGTCAACATTGATGCGGGGTAGGACAGGACAAGTTCCCACATTGATACCGACAGCCGTGATCGTTGAATCACAGTTGATGGCACCGGCTACATCCAGATCAAATGCGCCACATGCCTTGTTGATCCCAACACCACCCCATACTGTACCGCCACCTGTATGCAGATGCCACGGGTCAAAGGTTGAATCATGCGAGTACAGACACAACCGCACAATAGAAAAGGCATCTGGCAATGGATTGGGAATCGTAAACGTAACTTTAACTTTTCCGAGCAACGGTAGATTACCTTGACCGGCAAAACTCGGACTGATCCACGACTCCCCCGGTGTTACATCCGCATCATAGACAGTATGATAGTGACTGCCACTATTATCCCAGTTCTCAATCTTGATGTGAGTGGGTCTTGTGGTCGCCGTATTGCTAAAAGTCACACCCAAATTGAAGACAAGACTGTTCTCAATCGCAAACCCAGGATCAATCTCAACAACAACAGACGTTCCAGGTGACGTACCAGTACCCCAATATGGTCCCAGGTCATCATCCCGAAACATACTCAATGCGTAACCCGAATCCTGAACAGGTGTTAATGTTACAGTCGTACCGCTCTTATCAATGAACGCAAACGCATCCTGATAATCCAAGATACAAGTATCCGTGACATACTGATTGCGTGGCATACAGATGTGGGTAAAGGCCGTTGCAGTTCCACCTGTTACATTTGTGAATCCGCCTGAAAAACCAGCCGTTACAGTGATCGCTGATACAGTTAAAGTGGTCCCATTAAATGTTAGATTTGCACTGTCCGCCAATGTTGTTGAACTGGACGCATAGGGCACCCGCCCGGCAGTTAGACCACTAATGACACCGCCGCCAGTGACGAATACACCGGGATCAAGCGTATCCGAAGATTGCAATTCTTCGATCTTACCGCTCGTCAAGACTAAAGGGCGTTTTGCAGCCATTATGATTTACCCTGTGATGGTCGAGTTAGAATTGCCAATTGTGTTAAGCGCCGGAGAATACTGACTGATATAGTGTGACACGGTAGTTGTTACTGAATCAATAGTGCTGCCAACTGACGACAAGATGCCTGTCGCCACCCAAGCAACTAAACTACTGCCATTTGCAGCAATCATCGAATCCTCATAGGCATAGACGCCAATATTTACACATGCAATAACGTATGAGGCATAACACGTAACATACGACTTATTGTATACATAAATTCCGACTGAATATGTCTGCTGGTGTCCACTTGAAACTCCATAGTTGAAGTTTATAAAACTTCCATCATGACACACAACGCCATGATAACAGTTGCTAACTGCAATAGAAGGCGCATTATTTACAATGCCAGACTGATTTGTTGCACTGAAACCAGTGTTGAAACCCGATACACCGACATTAGCCGCTAGGATAATGTAACCTTGGTTGGCAGCTACGAGACCGGAACCGCTCGCACGGGTATTTCCCACAAGTGCCACATTCCCAATAGCACGTATTGTAGCGTAGTTAGCAGTTATCCCATTAACACCGCCGGAAAAATAGCAAATTGCTTTTAGAACCACCAATGAAGTTGTAGTTACATTCCCACTGGCAAGTTGCCCGGCTCTTGGAGACGTAGTCACTGGATCAATTGTGATGCGACTATTTACTGCATCCACGTTTGTCACCGGCCAGCATCCGAGTAAAAGTTCAGGATATGTCCCCCCGGTCGTACCCGTAATAATCACATAATCGCCGACTGCAATGTTAGTGACGTTGTTCAAATTGAGGACATAATTTTGATACGGTGGACCACCCGTGGATTGGATTGATGTCAAAGTCTTTGTATACGTTACTGCACCTATGATTTGGATTTGCTCACCACACGGATGCCCGCAAACTTGAGTTGCAGTAAATGTATAAGTACCCGCGTACAAAGAGATATTGACCACCACATTACTCGGAATCCATTTATCCCGTAGATAGTCAAATGCGTGTTGAATGGTCGCCCACGGATTTCCACTTGTTCCGTCACCGGTTACATCATTACCAGTCGTTGCAAGATGCAAAGTGACATCAGCCGCAATCATAAGACCAATGCTTGGCGCAGGCCCACTGGCACCACTTATTGCCTCTAACTTGATCGCGGGGCCAAGAATAATATCCAACTCAGTAGTGCTGATAGCAATGCCAATTTGAGCGACAAATTGACCATCGGTACTCGGAGCCGTTTTTGTTAGCCGTCCTGCGGTCGCTGCGCTCAGATAATACATACTACCCGCAGTCAAGCCGCCTGTATCCCCAGTAACCGCATCCCATTGTCCAGTAGTCGCTGTTAAGACTCCATTGGTTTGGATTTTCCCTGGTGCGCCATTTGCAATGCTTGTATCCTGAACCAGCCCGTCAACATACGTTGTTGTTGCGCTATCCGCCTTTGCAAGAGAAAACTGACTTGCAGCACTGGTATAAACTGGGGTGCCAATGGCCGCCGCCCCGCCACTATTGTTTGTAATGGTGACACTACTACCTAATGGTCCACTGGGACCACTGGGGCCTGTCGGCCCGCTGGGACCACTGGGGCCTGTCGGGCCTGTTGGGCCACTCGGCCCGCTAGGGCCGCTCGGCCCACTCGGCCCACTGGGGCCTGTTGGACCTGTCGGCCCACTGGGGCCACTGGGGCCTGTTGGACCTGTCGGCCCACTGGGGCCACTGGGGCCTGTTGGACCTGTCGGCCCACTGGGACCACTGGGACCGCTCGGCCCACTCGGCCCGCTAGGGCCTGTCGGGCCTGTTGGGCCGCTGGGGCCGCTGGGGCCGCTGGGACCGGTTGGACCTGTCGGCCCACTCGGCCCGCTAGGGCCGGTCGGACCTGTCGGCCCGCTGGGACCACTGGGACCGCTCGGCCCACTCGGCCCGCTAGGGCCGGTCGGACCTGTCGGCCCGCTGGGACCACTGGGACCGCTCGGCCCACTCGGCCCGCTAGGGCCTGTCGGGCCTGTTGGGCCGCTGGGGCCGCTGGGGCCGCTGGGACCGGTTGGACCTGTCGGCCCGCTAGGACCGGTTGGACCTGTCGGCCCACTGGGGCCACTGGGGCCAGTCGGGCCTGTTGGGCCACTCGGCCCGCTAGGGCCGCTCGGCCCACTCGGCCCACTGGGGCCTGTTGGACCTGTCGGCCCACTGGGGCCACTGGGGCCTGTTGGACCTGTCGGCCCACTGGGACCACTGGGGCCACTGGGGCCTGTTGGACCTGTCGGCCCACTGGGGCCACTGGGGCCACTGGGGCCTGTCGGCCCAATGACACTTATATCAACAACGCAAGAGTGCAGAATCTTGCCACCATTACAAGTTCCAGCCAAAATAACTCCGTTGCCAAGATAACAGAGACTCCAAACCACAATTTCACTGAATTGTTGTCCAAGATCAGTCCAGGTCAAACCAATATCCATAGACCGTAAAATATGGGCATCATCACCTGTTCCGGCCAAAACAACCCCGTCACCAAGGTAACAGAGACCATTTATACTAAACTGGTCAAATGATCCTCCAAGATCGACAACAACCCATGTTGCGCCGAAATCCGTGGACCGCAAGAGTCTACTTGCCGAATCATAAGTCGAGTCATAAGTTCCAGCTAAAGCAACCCCATTACCAAGATAACAGAGACTTTTGACGCTGTCTTGATTATTCTGACGCCCGAGATCGGTCCATGTCAAACCATAGTTGACAGACCGTAGAATATGACCTTCTAAACCACCATTCCCGGCAAGAACAATCCCGTTACCAAGATAACAGAGAGTAAGAATCGCTACCTGATCGCCTTGCTGCCCGAGATCAGACCAAGTCACACCATAATTAGTGGACCGCAAAATCTTACCACCCGTCCCCGTACCCGCCAACACGACGCCTCCACCGAGATAACAAAGACTCCAAATATCCGACTGACCAAATTGTTGCCCAAGATCAGACCAGGTCGCACCATAATCAGTGGACCGAAGAATCTTACCACCATTGGACGTTCCAGCCAAAACAATTCCGTCACCAAGATAACAGAGACTCCAAATTTCTATTTGACTAAATTGTGACCCAAGATCAATCCACGTTAAACCAGAATCCGTGGAACGTAAAATCTTACCGACAATTCCAGTCCCAGCAAGAACAATTCCGTCGCCAAGATAACATAAAGCATTGACGGATGTTGCACCTGATTGTTGCCCGAAATCAACCCACCGTTTCCCGATTTCTTCAACAAATGCTTGATTATACCGGCAGTATTCACCTGCCATTGAATCAACTTGTGTGACCCATGATAATTGCCCTTCACCATCCGTTGTTAAAACTTGATTGGTGTCACCATCGGCCGCCGGAAATGTCCACGGCGCAACCTCTAACTGATCCCCAGCCGCAAACTGGCGGATGATACCGTTGTCGATAATCAATGGTGCAGCCATCATTGTCTCCCAAGCAAAGAACCGTCTGGCCGCCCGAAGGCGGCCAGACAATTCAGTTTCGATTACAGTCCAATCGGCAACTCAGTGTCGATGTCGAACTGTGTCGCACTCAAAGCAATCCCCAGACGTGTCACAAACTGTGTGGCTGCGATTGGGGCAGTCCCCGTCATTTTGCCGGGGGTCGTTGGGTCCAGGTAATACACTTTACCCGGTGTCAAACCGCCACTGGTGCCTGCTACTGCGTCCCATTCTCCTGTAGTAGCTGTCAAGATACCATCCATCTTGATCGTACCAGGTGTAGTGGTCAAAATGGTCTCTGTCGCAAGACCAAGAACCTCCACGGTTGCAATGGCGTTCGCTTGCGCTTTATCTACGTTGCCATTCGACTTGACGTAAACCGGCATCCCAATCACGAGACTTCCGGCGTTGTCATTAGTCAGGATGATGTCATCTACACCACTTTCACCCTGCGGACCACTCGGGCCGCTCGGACCTGTTGGACCACTGGGGCCACTGGGACCAGTTGCCCCTTCCGGGCCACTAGGACCACTAGGACCAGTTGGGCCACTTGGACCACTAGGACCACTAGGACCGGTCGGACCTTCCGGGCCACTTGGACCACTTGGACCAGTCGGGCCACTTGGGCCACTGGGGCCAGTCGGACCTTCCGGGCCGCTCGGACCACTTGGGCCAGTCGGACCACTTGGACCACTCGGGCCAGTCGGACCCTCGGGACCACTGGGACCACTGGGACCACTGGGACCACTAGGACCAGTTGGGCCTTCCGGGCCGCTCGGACCACTAGGACCACTAGGACCAGTTGGGCCTTCTGGGCCGCTCGGACCACTTGGGCCAGTCGGACCACTTGGACCGCTCGGGCCAGTTGGACCCTCGGGACCACTGGGGCCACTGGGACCAGTCGGACCACTTGGGCCACTCGGACCTGTTGGACCACTGGGACCATCCGGGCCACTCGGACCTGTTGGACCACTAGGACCAGTCGGACCACTCGGACCTGTTGGACCACTCGGGCCGACCTCCAAAGTCCACCCCAGATTACCCTCACCATCCGTAGTCAGAACACTGCCGGTAGGACCATCCGATGCCGGAAACGTGAATGGAGGAAATTTGAGTTGATCGCCTGTTGCAAATTGGCGAATCAAACCTTCATCAATTACGAGAGGAAGACGCTCAGCCATGTTGATTTCTCCTAGAGTCTAATCGGCAAACCGATTTCGATGTCCAAAGTCGTGCCCGATGTAGCGCGCCCAATGCGAACTACATAATCTCCCTGCGCCGTGGGTGCCACTGCCATAATCCTTCCAGCAACACTCGTTGATAAAAAGTAGTTGCTGCCCGGAGTCAAAGAAACTACTCCTGCTACAGCCGACCAATCTGCCAATGTGATGTGACCTTCCGTGATGTAACAGGCAGTCTCACCTGTATCCACGTCTGCAAACACCAAACCAACGGCTCCCATTGTCGCTGCTGCATTGGCTCGTGCCAGAGCGATATGTCCATTGGATTTGATGTAAAGTACCTGCCCAGCCGACATATCCACGTCTGCCAAAGCATAATACGAGTCTTCGGGAATCTCAGGCGGTGCCGGTTGTTCAGGATTTTCAAGTCCTGAACGAAAACGATCACGTCGCGTCCGTCGTAACGGTGTCCCAGGGATATATGGAATCACTTGTGGCATCCATGTTGGGTCCAATTCACCCTCAAACTCAAACTTGACCGAGTAACTATTGAAACTATCTTCAACAATTTGTTCCTCGGGTGTCGTAACAATGCCGACCCAATACCGTTGTTCCCAGTCGATCATCCCGATTTCCAATCCGAGATAATCGTCAAAGAAGTCAAGCAAGTCTTGTGCTTCACTCCGGCGTAAACCAATGAAACTCAGCGCGAGTGTCTGAATCTTCGGCCACATCGGATCAGCAAACACAACAAGCGTTCCGCCTCGCGTTTCCCGTATAACACGGTTGAAACCCAAACGATCCTTGTTTCCCAATTCAGGTGCCCGTAACGTCACTGAATCAGTAACAGTGCCCTCAGCCGGATAGACCAACTGGAATGGGGCTTCGATTCCAGACATCGGACCTGATAACATAGCCGAAGGCGGTGTTGGATTCCCAACTGCCCCCACACCTACGAATGGATGGTACTGGTACAAAGTAGATGAAGATATGCCACCAATCACAGCTACCGATTGATCCAATACCAGTGTGTCGATCACAACCAATGTGGCTCGAAACACATTAAAAGTTGCTGCATCCGTCAGCGTCAAAGTATCATTCACCACTTTTGATGCCACCACAACAGCCGAATCCGTTATGGCAAGTGTATGAATGGCTGTCGGAGCCTTGTTTGCGTATGCCGCGTGCGCAAGGCTCAGTGCGTCCGTGGCATCCACCGCAATTGCATCCGCATGAACCACAATTCCAACTGCATGTTCTGCAAACGAAATAATGTGGCTTACTGCATACGGCGTGTTCCGAATCACCGCTACGGTTGCTGTATCCTGTAAGCCAACATAGTATGGTGTTTCCTCCCCAGTTTCCGGGTCTATTGTGTATTGCTCCTGCAAAACACTGATTGCCGCACCAACCTTAACACCCGACCCAGCCAATTGCGTCAGATGCAGGGTACTGGCCGCTGACACCTGTTTTACAAAGCCAACTGTCGCTACGTGCGAAAGACTCAATAAGTCATCGTGAACACTCAACCTCGTGTTGGTGACTATCGCTGTATGCGTCAAAGTCAAAGTTGATGATACCCGGCGGATGTTATCCGCAGTCGCCACCTGCGACAGTGTTAATGTATCAACGACACTTTTACTCTTAGTCACCGTTGCAGTATGTGTCAATGCCAGCGATGACACACCACTACGCGACCACGATACCACCTTGGCAGCAACATGCGTCAGCGTCAAATTATCTGTTCGGCGTCGTGTAAAAACCCAATTTGATTCTACAAGATGCGTTACCGTCAAGTCATCGTGCGCTTGCCGAATCAGTTCAACAACCGCTTCATCCGACAAAACAATCGTTGTGGATACAACACGACAATAATCACCAACCGCACTCTGCCCCAACGTTAAAGTCTGTTCAACCCCGCGCCCAATATCAATCTGACGAGTTGCTTGTTGCCCAATCGAAAGTGTATCGGAAGTTAAACGTGCATAAACAACTAGGACGCCCGCCTCATGGGTTGGCGTCCAAGTATCACTACTACGCCGAATCACTTCCAATGTTGCCAGATGCGTCAACGATAACGTGTGCTGAACCGGCTTAATGACGGCACCCGTCGCAGTGTCCCCAATCTCCAAAAGATTGATGCCGTTGACATACTTGGTGTATGCTACAATTGCTTCTTCACTCAAGTCTAAATTATGCACGGCCAGTCGGTCGTATACCACTGCAACAATTGCGGTCTGAGTCAAAACAATTGTATGCAAGACTGACGCAGACTTAATGCACTCGGCCAATGCCTCTTGTGAAAGACTGAGTGTATCTGTGACAATTTTGAGGCATGTAACCAGTGCCTCATGGTTCAAGGTTAATGTATGTTCGACAGATGCTTCAATAACAAACGCCCCAACCGCCCCATCCGACAGCGCCAAACTATGTCCGGCTGAAACATCACGCACCAGATTACGGGTTGCCTGATGCGAGACTACTAACGTATGCGTCGAAGTGACTTCATACTCTGTAGCCGTATAGGCACACGTCAGAACTTCGACCATCTGACGTGTAACGCGCAACCTTTGAGCGGAACACGTAAGCACTTCGACCATCTGACGGGTCACGCGAAGACTACTCGCCATGTGTCACGCCCCTTTAACCAATTTCCACGCCAAATTGCGCGGCATTGATGGATGTCATGGTCCAGGCTGAACCATTGGGGTCGGTCTCCATCTGCCGTGGAAATACCCCGTAAAGCAATTTTGAAACCGTTTGTCCGGCATCGGCATTAACAGAACCACCTGAAAGTTTTACCAGAGTCTTTAATGTGAAGGGTGTTACATCCAAGACTACAGCCTCAGTAAAAATCGTGATCCCAAGAATCTCGCCGATGTCCGCCAGATTATCATACCCATACAATTCCTGATGGCCGGTCACGTCATCCTGTACATAATCGGATGTATTATACGGGTTTTCATCCACGTAGGTATAGTGAGCCGATGCACCACTACCTGCCCACTCAGCCACGTCCCCGGCTTCATTTGGTAAGATTGCCAAAATTCGATGATCGCCTACAAAGTCATTATTGGTACTACCTGTACCGTCAAAAATGAAAAGATCATCAACACGAGGATTCAGGTAGGAACCTCCCCAAAACTTTACACGGTCATGGTATGCTTCGGTTCCACCGGGGCGCGTATCATAGTCATCATCTTGAAGAACAATAACACCATTGACCTTCAACACATAACTACCGTGTTCCCCAGTCACAACCTTGAACTCAATGAAGTACCATGTATCATACGTGAGACCCAAAGCACTCGTGACATCAACTTGTGAACCTCCTTTATAAACGGCAATGTCATCTGAAAGCCAATGAAGAGACATGCCCTCCGTTCCAGTGCCGTTGTATAGTGAACAAATACCGGCATTGGACGGCACAAAACGATCCGCCCTAAATCCGAAGTTGACAATTAACGTGGGGTCCGTTGTCAATGCGGGTGTCCGCATCCAATAACTACCGTCAACACTCTTCATCGCGTAACCGCCTGTCCGGCCCGTTTGAGTGCTGAAATAAGTCAAGGCGTATACGACGTATCGTTGAGCAAGCAGTGCGCTAATATCTGCACCGTCGCCAACGCCGTATGACTCAAACCCATCCATCCAGACCAGACTCATGTGAAATCTCCTTCGGAATAAAATCGGTCAGGTCGGGACCGAAGTCCCGACCCAACCGTGGCGAGGGAGTACCGGTTAGGCGTTGACCGTGTACGTAACCTTCAATTGGTCGCCATTCAACACGGAGACCGTGCCGCTGCTAAACTGAGCAGCCGCCCAAAGCGAACCGCCACCGGCGGCATCATTCTTCGTCGAGGGAGTCGAGCCGCCACCAACTACGCCCAGACCGTAAACACTGCCTGAACCATTGATGTTGAAGACCACCGGAGACGAATTGGTAATCGACTGACTCGCCGCCGCACCCTCAGTCCACTCTCCACGAACAGACTCAGTATAGGCGATGAACTCGTCCCAACCATTCGTTCCATTGATCTGGGCATAGGTATCGGCTGCGGCCAGTGTCGGACTACCGGCACCATCCACAAGCAGAATGTACCATGTCCCAATAGCAGTGACGCCATGAAACATCACGTTGAGCAATTTGTCCTTGCCCTCGTTCGTGATTGCGTTCCGAATGTCATACTTGCCAATCAACTTGCCACCCCGCCAGTGCTCCACTTGGAAGCGCCCGCGAGCATGAAGTTGGTCAGCGACCTTGGCGGCAGGACGAACCAACTCGCAACCCGCCTGTTGCTGCATTTTCAACGTGTCGATCATGTGTTTCTCCCTTAGAGAGTTGATGTGCCTCGCCGCAGTTCACGACGTATTTCTGTGGCGATGGACCTTGCCGTCTGGCGGCTTGATCCGCCGCCGGTAACTGAAACATTGATGTCACCGATGTTCGTGACACTTCCGCCGTCGCTGCGGAAAACAGGTTGTACCCCGGCGTTCATCGCAGTCAACTGCGCGGAGAAGCGCCGAGCCGACTCCGCGTTAATCACAACTTCTCCCGGCGAAAGCATCGCTGGGACAACATCCGTGCCCTGGGGTGGGCCACCAAAAGCCAAGAAATTCCATGCTTTACCTCCATGCGCAGCCGCCATTCCTGTCGATGGAAATTCAACTGATGCAGAAGCCCAAGCCAATTCCCACATCGCATTGGCTGCCGCTTGAATCTGTCCAGCCAACCCCGATATGTCCGGCATTGTACCTAAAGCGGCTTGTGCCTCCACAGCACCCGCACCTAACTTGCTGGCTTGCGGTTGTAACTGGTCAATGATTGCCTTCAATCGTGCGGCTTCTGCCTCAGCAGCTTTCATTTCTGCCGATATATCCCGCGTTCCTGTCGGCCCTTGAATTTTCTTCATCCGTTCAGCTTCATCTGCGATAGATTTCAACCATCCCATTTGGCCTTCAATAAACGCTTTATCAAAAGCTGTCAAAGACGGACTCTTCAATGCCTCCGTAGAAATCTTTTGTAGTTTGAGAAATTCGTCCATACCGAAGCCCTTAGCCCCGGTCTTTGACAACTTATCAAACACCACGTACAAGTCTGCAAGTGAACGTGTTGCCGCTTGAATATCACCGCCACCCAGAATCGTGCCAATTCCCCTCTTTGCCATTTGTGACATATAAAGAAGTCCCTGACGCATTACATCATTATAGACTTCCAAATTGGCACCCAAGGCTCCTGTTGCAGCTTTCTGAACAATGGTAGATTGAGTCAGGACATTCTGTTCTCGTTGCAACGTACCGAGTAAATCTACTTGTTTCTGATATTCCTTCGTAACCATCTCTGCTTGTTGCGAAGGAGTCTTCCCGGCCAGCATCTCCTGCGTGATCTTACCCCCAACAAAAGGTTTCAAGGAAATCTCAACAGCACCAATGCCGGTCTGAATCTGTTTCCGCAAAGTGTCGATAGTCTCGGGGGCTGCAAAGAGTTTCTGAACCTCCACGTTCGAGATGCCACCCTCCACGGCACCCTGGACGCGCCGTTGAAGTTGGTCAAACTTCAACATCTCACCAACATCAATCTGTTTACCAGCACCCCACAGTTCCTTCAACTCAGACATCTTCTTCTTTAAGTCATCCGCCTTTTGTGCCTGTTTAGAGGCATCAATTGGGCCTTTCTTATCGAAGAGTGTCAAGTCTTCCAAGATTCCTTTCATCAAGACTTTCATTCGATCAATGCGTTGTTGTTCAGTCGCCGCAGCCCGCAACGCTTCGGACGCTTGTTCACGTTTATTCCCTGCGTAAGTCTTTTCAGCCCCAATCTGCTGTTGAAGCACAGCAAGAACCATCCGCTCGGCTTGTTCATGCAGATAGGTGTCTTTAGTCGAAGCCGCAATAGACTCCGCTTCTTGTGCGAAGGATTGCGCACGCTGAAACATGACTTGAGCCTCAGCCGCCTCCGCAGGCGACTTGGCTCCGGCCAATGCACCCGCAGCCGCCATCGCCAGACTCATGGCTCGCCGCTGGTACTGTTCAGATCGTTCAGCAAGATCGGATTCTTGACGCATCCTCTGCTTGAAACGTGTATCGTCATAACGACCTTGCAAATCGACTTGACGTTTCGCCGAATCTATGGCAGCTTGATTTGAAGCATTGGCAGCGGCTCGAAATTGTTGTGCAACTTTCTCTCGCACAGCAATCATTTGTTGCAAAGTCACCCGACTACTTGCAAGTAAATCTTCATCTGTTTTGCGGGCTTCATCAACCTGTTGATTATAGGCGCGCCGCACCAATGCCATGTATTCCTCAAGACGCCGCCCTGTTTCTGTGTAGACTTTTGCATCCGCCGTAATACGCGCTTCACCCGCCTTCTCTTCTTCCGCTAACCGCTCCTGTAAACTCTTTCTAAAATTCGCATTGGCGTCCACGAGTAGACTTGCCAACTTTTGGTCCACAAATGTTGCACCTGCTACAATGAAAGCAAGTGGTGCAACAGCATTATTCAATGCGGCTCCTAAAAGAGACGCATTGGCTGCCGCCAATCTTGCGTGCAAAGCAAGCGCCGCTAAACCTGTTCCAATTGCCACCAACGGTGGACCAAACGCCGTGGCCGCACTGACAATTGCTTTCAAGGCCGCCGCAAGACTTTCAGCCCCGCCAGCCGCCTTGAGCATCTGACTGATAAACTTAATCAATTCTGGGCCAACATCAGTTGCCAAAGCAATCTTGAGTTTGTTCAACTCTTTCGTGAATTGCTCAGCATCCGTCGAAGTGAACTGCTCAAATGCCTTATTCAAATCTTCGCGTGATGTCGTTGACAACGCCTTCAACGCATCTTCTGCTTGTTGTGCCCCGGTGCCGGTCAAACGCAATTCCGCGTTCAAGGCCCGGATGTTACGGAATAATGTAGCCGTTGCTGCCACATCCCCGTCCACACTGTCGCGCAATAACTCAAAGGCTCCCTGCAACCCTTTTGCACGAATCAATTGCTGACCGGTATCGTACCCCAATGCCTTCAATTCACGTTGCAAATCTGATGAAGGTTTCACCAACGCTGCCATTGCCGAACGCAATTGTGTGGCCGCCTCGGGAACCTTGGCTGCACCGATAGTCAATGAAACCATCGACGCATCAACTTCGTCCAGACTCACACCCAATTGACTCGCCATCGGGATGATACGACCAAGTACCGGCGTCAAATCAGCACCACGCAACCGGCCTAATTCAATCGTCTTGAAGAATTTGGCGGCGACATCTTCGGCCTGACTGGTTGACATACCATAAGCATTAAGTGCCCCAGTCAACAATAACACAGCATCATTCAACTCCATACAACCAACTTTCGCCAACTTGGCGGAAGCCGTCATAATGTCTGAACGTTGTTTGACAGTGGTGAACTGATTAGACAACGTTTGATACGTTGCCTCAGCCACTTGCGGAAGGGGGAAATTAAACTGGCGGGAGAAATCTGCGACCTCTTTACCCAGAGATGCAAAATTCTTGTCAATCTTTGGTGCGATTGTCTGAATTTCAGCAATACTGCGCTGAAACTTGAGCGATTCCGACACTGCTTCGTGAAGGGCATCCCGAATCTGTGACAAGACGCGAACAACCATTTGTGTCATTACGACACGACCGAGTGTTCCCCACGATGCCGTCATGGTATTGGTTGCGGCTGCCGCCTGTTGAGCGCTCTTGGCTGCGTTCTGACTGGCTGTTGTAGCGGCTGCACCCGTTGCCGTAGCCGCTGCACCGGCTGCCTTGGACGCCTGCGCGTATGCGTTGACAGAACTGGTTGCCGTACTATAATCCGGCGGCACCCATAATTTTGAGACAGGAGCAGCAGCGGCGGCAACCGGAGTCGCCGCCCCCATCGCCGAAGTATTGACTCGCGCCATTGCTGACGCCGCCCGACCAGCCTGTGTTGCCATGTCGCGCAGAATGTTGACAGTCTGCTCGGCCTTACTGTTCCAAGCAGACATCGCGGCCCCAGAACTCGACAATGCACTCGTAATACCTTGAAGCGCACCATCTAACTTCGCCAGCGCATCGAGCGCTTGGGACACATCAAAGCCAAGTTTATTGAGAATTTCGTCGGCCATAAAGGCTCCACTACACCTTGACTCGCACGGCCTGAATATGCGGTGCGACGGGTGGTAAATCCACTGTGGATGCAAAACTACGGAACGCCTGGAAACCTTTCATCTGAAAGTTGTATGGACCTTCCTTTAACACACGATAGAAGAGTGTTGGGTCAGGATCGACATTCGCATTATGATATTCGTTCCAAATCAGCCACGGTAATGATGTACTGTAACTGAAAACATACCGTCCTTTGCCGTCGTCCGCCTCCAATCCACCGGCCCCTTCACCAATGCCTGTGCCAACTCGACTTTGCGTTGCGGGTGCAATTGGAATGTTGTAATGAATCACTTGTGCCAGGTGCATAAATGTTGCACGCGATGCACCACTCCATACCGGAATCTCCATCAACACAGCCTCAAGCCACACACTAATTGCTTGAGATACAATATCCATCATGTGTCGATGAAGGGCCTTCCGATAAGAAGACAAATTCAAGCGAGGCGCGACGAACTTTGGCACAAACTTCATGGTCAGGAACCTTTCGGCACTGGGGCAACCCCAAAAGGCGTCCGTGCCCCAGCCAATTGAGCCTCCCACTCTGCCTCGTCATGGCTACAAATCTGATTGTAAGCAATAACGAGTGCTTGCGTCTCAACACCACAGTCATCCCATGAGTCTTTGACGCCAGGTGGTCGTATGCCTAGCCGTTCACAGGCTCGCCAGACAGCGTACTCGCCGGTTCGTTCTGGGGGCCAGAGTATTCGGCGGGCATTGGTCCCTGACCAGCAAGAAAAACCTCGCGGGCCTTTGCCAGTTTATCGTCGTCAAGTGCATTTGCCTCCAAGACAAGAGCCAACACACGGTTGGATTCAACCTGTGTTAGCATCGCCGCACTCAAATCCTTTTCCCAATTCGACCAGGTACGGGGATCACCCTCCTTGACTGTATCCCATTCAATCTCGGATGGAGTCAGAGACTTGACGACCATGTAGCCAAGTCGCTTCTTTGCCCACTCACCGAGAATCTGTTGATAGGTAGGATCGTTTACATTAGCAACCCAACCGTCCTTGGTAAGTTTTCCTGGCGGTTTCGGCGTCGGGCACAGTGCCGTAAACTCGTCCATATTCGGCAGACCCTTGGCACGAAACACGAGGTTCTGTTCACCACGCGGTAGCACCAAGATGATTTCTGTACTCAGAGACTTAGGATCAACACCAGCGATCTTCATGTTCATTTCCCTCGCGGAGAAAGAAAGGTAAGGTTGACATCGTGCCAACCTTACCGTATTCAGCGTTCACAGGACTATTCCACGTCCCGCTCCACAATCGGTTCAGTCACGTTGCATTTGCCCGTAACCGAAATCGACGCTTCCTTGAAATTCACTTCCTTCGTGTCGGCGCGGAAGTCCGGGAATGTGGTTCGCTCATTCTCAGACGTGCCACACGGCGGCGTGTGAAGAACAATCAGGTCGATGGCATAGGGTTCACACTGATCGGTGGATGCGCTGACCCACTCAGCCGCACCGCCAATACCCTTCAACGCATCCATCGGACTGACTGGTTCACTCGTTCCTTGAGTGATGTGTTCGTAAACAGCCTCCATCTTCACGTCCATCGGCACTTGATTCCCTTCCCTGACGGTATCCAAGTCGCCTCGGTCCAACAGGTATTCGTGAGTCTTGTGCTCGGTGTAAGTGATATTGCCGTCACCCACTTTGATGTCCAACTGTTGTGGCAAGAAAGTCACGACGCCATCATCGACATACGTGCCTGCTCCAAGAGCGGGAGTGAAAGCAATGTTGGTTGTCGCCAAAGGCACGACACCAGCCTGCGTAGTCGCCACGGTTACAACCGTGGTTCCACCAGTAAGAGCCGAACCGTCGCCGACCAAGAGAGGTTGGGGTGTTGCACCCAAGACACCCTTGAACTCGACGACCCACGCTCCGGCTGTGCCAGTAACAGCCCAGTCGTCAGTCGTGTAACCATCTTCCATTGCCACGAGAGCCGTCTTAACGGCTGCCACATCGGCCTCAAAGGTAATGGCATCAGTCGTCTTACCACCCCATGTCAAATGGAAATGGCCGCCAGTCGCCGAGATGCCGACTGACTGCTTAGCGTTGACACCACCAGATGGGGCGGCAGTGCGCGCGGTGACGACGTGAATCGTGTCGGCTGTCTCGCCGTCCACGGTAAAACGAGCACCCAGGGGCACTTTATCAGTGTCCACGGTGTTCAAGACAACAGAGTCGATGTCCAAATCCGTATCGGTTGCCACAGGCGGGGAAGCCGTCAATGCTCCCACCCCCGCGAGACCGTCTTGGAAAATGACATCGCAATCGCGTAGTTCAATGCGAGCCATGTTCAGTTTCTCCTGTTATTCGTTGTTGGAAAGTTCCATCACGTAGCGAGCGTCAACCATTGACTGCTTCAACTTGTTGGTCGGATCAACTTGCCCAAAGTGCATGACGCGAATGGTGTCATTGCGTCCCTGCGCTGGCGACAAACAACCAACCAATTCATGCTCGTCGTCACCAGGTTCATTTCCATACTTGAAGATTGCGATGGAGCCATCCATTGCTTCGTGAAACACGCCAACCTTCTTGATGATGTCGTACTGATTCTTGCCCTCGTCGTTACGACTTTGGAACAAGACGTTCACAATTACTTCAACACGGAAATAATTGCGACTCAGTTCCTTCGTAAAAGGCCCTGTAATGCGCACTTCACACCGATCCGTGGCGTGTGTAAATGCAGTCGTGCGCTCATGCAGACCCTCCACCAAAACTGGAAGAGTCTGACTGTCCGCGATACCTTTCAAGTAGGTGGCTACGGATGCGAAAACCCAGCGTGCCCAATTAGGATTGGCAGACATTATATCCTCCTTGCAACCGAGTTAAGAGCAAGATCATCGTCAGCATTGATCTCCATAACGGAGCCTTCAATACCAAGTGGTTCACCGGGCATTTCTTTCCCGGTAACGACGTATGCCGTATCAAACTCGTACTCCTCAAAATTCTCAATGGCATACTTCCTGCTGTTGTAACCAATCCAATCACACTCTTGTAACGCGAGATTGGGAGCATCGCGGCGTTCGATGATGAACAACCGTTTTCCAACCTCAAAATATCCACCCGTCACCGTCATCTTATTGGCAGAAATCACCGAAATGCTCTGCTTCAATTCTCGACTGATCGTAACAGGCAGAACGACCGCTCGATGAATCCGGGTTGCCGTCTTCGTTCGAGTCACTTCACCGGTTTTCGTATCCGTAGTCACCGTGCCATTCTGGTATACGGTAATCGCACCCCCGTACTGCCGCTTCAAGGCGTACAATACGTGACGAATCTGTTGATTCAAGCTGTAGTTAGCGGGATACGTCATTACTTTTCCAGAGCCTTCTCCAATCGTTCCATCATCATCGTGTTTTGAGCAATCACGTCTGCGCATCGTTCGACAAGCGGCATCAACACGTTTCGCTGCTCGTCTTCCAATTTCTCGATGCGCTTAGTCATACGGCACTCACGGACCCAGTTTTGCCAAAGAAAGAAGGCAACAACCAGAACCAGAGGGCCATATTGCTTGAGCAATGAAATGGCGTCGATAAACACGTCCATTGGTGTCTCCATTCACCGCAGTTGATGGTAAAGCCGCCCGGTCGGTAGGTCCGGCCGGGCGGCCGGAAACTCGCTCAGACAGGATTAGCCGAGCACCGGAACGCAGAGGGCAGCGTTCAGAACCGCCACACCCGCGAGGATGTCGCAGTTGACCACGGTGCCACCGGCGTTGATGTCGTACTGCATGAGCACGCGCATCCCGATGCCGTTGTGAGGAACCACGGCGGCCATGACACCCATGCGGCTGTCGGGCAGAGCCAACGGCCGGGTGATGAGCGCCAGGGCGTCCCGATGGAACGCCAGGTTCAACGCACCGTATGGGCCGGGGTATACGGCGTCCGTGTTGACCACCGCAATCTCCAATGGCCGATCCAGGTACACCGTGCAAGTCGTACCAGCGTCCTCAGACTCGATGACCGTATAGGTATGCCGCCCATTGAGGGTTACCCCAAAGGAGAGCAACTGGCCAACTTGCGGAGCCTTGGCCGTGGTGTAGGTATCAAGGACGATACCCTTGCTCCAACCCTTGGCGTAATCAGCCGCTACACCAATCTTCTTGTAGCGCGTGACTACCGCACTGGTCAGCACGGTATTCTTGAGGGGTTCGTTGAGAACAACCGCGCCGGAAGTCTTATCGAGCATCCAGGTGGGTTGATCGTTGCCAGCGATATTCAGATACTCGCCAGCGAACCCAGTGACCACGATATTGAAAGCCCCGGCGTAACCGGCATCCTGACCAGCAACGAGTGTCAGGGGGCCTGCGTCAACATCCGCACCCGTCAGGACGTTGTTCACGTTCTGATCCATGTAGGTGTCGAAACCGAGGATACGGCCGAGGATGGCGTTTTCCAACGCTGATCCACCATCACCACGCTGATCGGCCCTGATGAACAGTTCCGTCTTGAGCATGGCAGTCTCGCTACCCGGAGCCAGGACGAGCCGACGCCCATCCACGGGAGCCTTGTTGACGTTCAACCGCTCACGAGCATCCAGGCAGTAGTCCCTGGCCGTCGCAGCCGCCAAGCCACCCAACCGACCCACACGACCAGCGGCAGGAGTGCCGAGGTAAGCGTGAACGCGACCGAGCAAGGCGCGGTCGATGCCACGGCTGATGGACAGCATGGCGGGTCGGAGGTAAATGTCGGTCAATTCTTGGAAGGACTTGCTGCCTTCCCCGTCACGGATCACGAAACTCTGATAGAACCACTGGTCCAAAGTCACCGGCACATTGGTCGCGGTGGCGTCTTGCTGGACGAGGGTGGTCCCATCGGTCTTCCGGCGAATCTTGAACTCACCCGGACGACGGGTGTTCACGACATCGCCGAACTTGGCGATTTCGTTCTCAAAGTCACGATGGACGAGGTTAGCCATGACCATGTTCTCTTCGAGAATGGCCAAGCCTTCCTGTGCCCAACAATCTGTTACCAACTCTTTCGAGTCGGGCGGATCATTTCTGTCCGCCTCCTTGCATCGCTGCAAGGTTCAGACTATATCTTCACCCGATCTTTGATAAATCTTACACAACACTCCAACCGTTGAAGATGTTCTGTTGATTCATCCCGTAAAAGATGATTGCACGTTAAACATATCACGCCGCGAACAACTCCATCAACATGGTGGATATGTTTATGTTGTTGATTCTTGAATCCTGAACCACAACATTCACACTGACCAATCGCGTACAGTCGCACAACTTCATCTCGCGTCATTGAATACCGAGACATTGCTTTATGCAACCGTTGACAAACTTTACAGTAATGATACGGACAATCCTTAACACTGCAAAACTCTGTCACCAATTTCCACGTCGAACAATCCGTACACCACGCTCGTCCATCCTTGATTGTGCGCTTCCAACCTCTTGTCGGAATGTCATAGTGGAAACCTTCGCTAATCTTCGTTGCAACTCTCTTTCGTTTCGGGGCAGGGCGTTCAGTCGTTGAGGGTTCCCTTTCGGGTCTTCCCTGCTGATTGACCGCAGCACTCAGATTTTCACGCATCGCGTACTGGTGCATACTCGGTGTTTCCAGCATATAGCCCTGTTGTTTCATTGATTGTCACCAACCAAAGGAGCCTTGGGTTAATCAAGCTCAGGAATGTAGGCATCCAGGACGTTCTCGTAGCAAGCCACGAAAGCCCGGTTTTGGTACAGACGATTCATGTGAATCTCCTTGTTTTGTTTGACTCAGTTCACCACTCCCCTGGGGACTAGCGGCGCTTGGGAGCGAGTCCGAGCAATTCAGGGTTCTTGCTTCGGATTTCACGATACTGTTGCGGAGTCAATTTCCGCACGTCGATCTTGCCGCCTTGACCCGGTATGAGGCCACCGGTAGCCGAACTCGAACCGATCCCCGAAACCACCCCGGACTTGAAGAGGTTGGCCCACTCGGGCAACTCCTTCATACGCTTCACGGCTTCCTCGGGTGAGCGGGTCATAATCACTTGCTCGTTCGTGGTGGCATCCACGTCCGGCATGTCAACCACGGGCTTATACTTGCCCGTGCCTTTACCCGTCTTCTCCTCCATGACCTCAATGAGACGGGTCCACGGCCGCAATTGTGTAATCATCTGCGCCGTATTGAAAGCCTCATGCTTCACAGCCGCATCCTGCAATGAACGGTCGATAGTGGAATCTCGATACAAAGACTCCCACACACGGGCCTTCTCGTCAGCCTCAGTCATCTTGGCTGCGTGCGCCTCTTCCATCTGACGCTTTTCCAACTGAGCCTGTTGTTCCTTGGTACGCAACTGACCGGCGATGGCGTCCAGATTCTCCTTCAAGGTCGCTCGCTCCTGATCGGTCAAACTCTTGCTCTTCGTCAATTCCGTCAGTTGCAACTCCATCTTTTGCAACTGCACCTGATGCTTGCGCTTATCCTCGGCAAGAATACGATTCAGGTCATCCTGGGTAAAGGTCGTGCCGCCAGTAACGGCACCAGCAGTGGCAGCAACAGCAGCGGCAGCAGCAACGGCAGCGGCAGCGGCAGCGGCGGCAGCATCTTCACCCTCAAAACAAGACTCCCACGGACGAGACTGATACATAGCATTTCTCCAAACCCTCGAATGATTCTAGCAGGTATCCCGCCGATTCGAGTCTCGGTGGCCCTGACCCAGCGAAAGCTGGTAACGAACACTCAGTCACGATAAGTAAGCCCAACCCGTAGGAAAGGAACCAGACTTTTCGTAACGTCGAAACCTCTTATGCAATGACGAGTAGGATAGTCCATTTTGACTCGCCGCTATTTTCATGGAGGGATACGCCACATTATCAACAAGCACACAACGACTCATTAACTGCCTTGCCGCATCACGTTGTCGTTGATAACCTGGATGCCCTCGATGAATCTCTGATAATCGTTGCCGCACGCCAATTGTTCGTTTACGCCCTTTGTTAATTGCAGCCATCCGCTCCCCGAAACCTGCAACTCGTTTCTTTCCACGATTTGACGCCGCCCGTCGAGCCACAATCTCTACCGATGGTTTTACACCTTTTGGTGCGCCGCCTCCACCAGAATTGCGATTGTATCCAAATGGTGCCTCAGTCTTTAACTCGGCAATCGCCTGTTGTTCCATCCATTTCACACACTCTCCGTCGCAACTCTGATAGATCACAGTAAAGCGGAAATTTTCAATACCATATTTGGCAATCGCCGCTTTTACAAGATATGAACCATGTCCATTTCGATGCTTACACCATCGCAATGCTGGATTAGTCGTGATGCCAACGTACATCTTCCAATTGACAAGGTTCGTGACAATGTAAAGACAGTGCATTACGACAACCGACTCATCTTGAGCGCGTCACTGTCTCTTAAAAATGGTCTGAGAAGTCGCCAAGCCGATGACGAGGGGCAAAGATTTATCACATGCTCAATTGGCAGTTGTGACCGCTCGTAGCTGGTCTTCACCGCCCCGTACCCCATCGCACTGACCGCCAGATTCTCCAACTCCAACTCAGGGTCTTTACCGTCAAGCAGCGCGTACGCAATCTCATACGCTGCAATGCGGATGGCTTCCGGGACTACTGCGTCAGCGCCCCTTGGAAACTCCAATGGTTGAGCCGCTTCGGCGGTCTGAATCTCCGTCTGCGTTGCAGACGGATTTGCCTGCAAGAGTGTGTAAACGGTTGCTTTGTATCCCTTGTAATTCAAGGCGTCAATGACGCATCGGGCCGCGAACAACGCCTTGGTGTGATTGGCAGCAGACGCATCCGTCCAAGCCGTCTCATGGAGACGGTGGGCGAAGTAATCATCCGCTTCAAGCAGCGTACCGTAGAAGGTCGAGTCGATCATGCCTTCACCAACCAATCCAATTCAGTTCGTTTGCGTTCCGTGTACCACCCTTTGTCCCACAGGTCAAAAAGCATCTTGAAGTATTCGTCGTACATCCAACGAACCCGATCCAGACTGTAATTCGCAATGGCTCGTTGTCGAATGTACTCTGGGTTCAGTTCTTGTACGTGTTGGGCCGCCCACATGAATTGTTCCAACGTCCGGCAACGGTATCCTGTCTTACCGTGTTCAACTAATTCAGGATAACTTCCCCAGTCAGTCGAGATAACTGGCGTACCAGTCATCTGTGCTTCCAGCACCGTCATGTTAAAAGGCTCGACATACAAGGTTGGAGCAAAAGTTGCAATTGCACCTTGATATAAACGAAGCCGTTCTGCTCCCGTCACAAACCCAACGTGTTCAGCATCGTATCGTTCACCCAACCCGGCCAATTTCAGTCCGAGTCCAAGGCGCTTGCAGGTTTCAACTGCGATGTCAACACCTTTCCGATGTGTCAAACGTCCAATGTAAAGGTAATAATCCCCCTTCTCTCCCATCGGGTATGCGGCCGGGTCCAGATAATGTGGAATCGACACGTCATAGAATTTACCGTCAGGATCAAAACTACCTTCGGCACCCCAAACCTTGTGCATGTGTGCGTATGACGCGAATACGCGATACTTGGCAAAAGTGCCATTGTAACCTATGGCGTATTCGACAACCATCACGTCAGCAATCGAAGCCAATACTTGATTCAATCGACCATTGATGACGCAAACAAAGTCGCCTCGTTGTTTTCGTTTATTGATCTCAGTTGCCACAGCCTTGTTAAATACTGGCCAGTAAGCAAACTTCCCGGTCCAATCCATCGGCACCGCTTGTCCAAGCACAACATCCTCGTCACAGACTTCATCACATCCCATACCATAGTGAATGACTTGATGCCCCAAGGACTTCATCATCCGAATGAAGTTGCCCGTCAATGCTGTAAACTGACATTCACTTTGTCCTGATGTCCGCGTACTCGGCAACCCGACGACATGAAACATAGGCGTCCTTTAGGCGGCCGGAGTATACATACTCCGGCCGCCTCTCTGATTGTTTACGTATGTGCGACCCAAGTTGCCACACCACTGGTGACATTCAACATCCAATCCCCATCACCCAAACCCGAAGAATCAGGAACATTTGCTGGACCACTCGGACCACTGGGGCCAGTCGGGCCATCAGGACCGCTCGGACCACTGGGACCAGTCGGACCATCGGGACCACTCGGACCTGTTGGCCCGCCACTTGGACCTTCCGGGCCACTTGGTCCGCTGGGTCCGTCTGGGCCACTTGGACCACTCACAAACGAATCCGCACCACTCGGGCCACTCGGGCCACTCGGGCCACTCGGGCCATCCGGGCCGCTAGGACCGCTGGGTCCATCGGGACCGCTCGGGCCATCCGGGCCACTCGGGCCATCCGGGCCACTCGGGCCATCCGGGCCGCTCGGGCCATCCGGGCCGCTAGGACCGCTGGGTCCATCGGGACCGCTCGGGCCATCCGGGCCACTCGGGCCATCCGGGCCGCTAGGACCATCGGGACCGCTGGGTCCATCCGGGCCGCTGGGTCCATCCGGGCCGCTGGGTCCATCAGGACCGCTAGGACCGCTCGGGCCATCAGGACCGCTAGGACCATCGGGACCGCTCGGGCCATCAGGACCGCT